CTAGTTGATAATGCGGCCTGGCAGGTGTTTTCCTTCCCACCTGCCAGCCCTTTAGCCAATTCAATTATTATACAAAGTGGTGATCCCTACATTGAACCGTCAAACGATCATTACAAAACGGTTAAGCCTAAAGTAAATTTTAAGTTGGTTGTTTTAGTTCCTATGTTTGACAATCAAGGCAACCTAGCAAACATTGAAGATTACTATCTCAACATAGTCAATAAATTGGAAGCATCCAGCATTGACTACACCATTGGCACATTTAGTGCCCCAGCAGTATTAGCCGGAACAGTAGGCGATCTACTTTCCGGTGAAGTAAGCATCAGCGTTTTATCAGATTGGAGTTAGTCATGGCTGATAATGACAAAGAGCGCGAGGCTTTTCTGATCAAAATCGGTCAGGTTAAGCCAAAGGCAGAAGCACCAAAACCCAAACCAACCGTCAAGAAAGATGAGGAATAACCTAAATGGCTATCACTCTTAATAACACCGTGGGGGTCAAACTTAACTCGGTTGATTTGTCCGACCACGTAACCTCTGTGACCCTTAATCAAGCGTTTGATGAACTAGAAGTAACCGCTATGGGCGATACTTCTCACAAGTTCGTTAAGGGCTTAGAGTCGGCAACACTCACCATTTCGTTCCTAAATGATCAAGGTGCTACATCCGTTTTGGATACCTTGTCAGATGCTTTTGGTACAACCATTGGCTTCAAGTTGATTCAGGATTCCGCATCAGCAGTTGCAGCAACTAATAAATTGTTCTCTGGTGATATTCTAGTGAACAACCTAACACCGATTAACGGCGCAGTTGGCGATATGGCTACAATGGATATTACGTTCACCGTAAATTCAGCAGTAACCGTAGCAGACAGCGGCACGTTCTAAATTAGAAAAGGGGCATCATGGCAAGTCTAAAGATTACTAGGGTAGATGGCAGCGAGTCGGTACATCCGGTAACGCCCGCCATTGAGTATTCGTTTGAGCAGAAGTTCCGCAAGGGCTTTCATAAAGCCTTCCGCGAGGATGAGAAGCAGGAACACATTTACTGGCTTGCTTGGGAGTGCTTACGCCGCGCGGATGCCGCAGACGTTAAGCCATTCGGCATTGACTTTCTTGAAACGTTGAAAGACGTAGAGGTGGTTGGTGACGAAAACCCAAATGGCTAACGCGCGATTCTCTAACTTACAGGATCGCGCAGTTAGTCGTTCATACAGGTATAGCACCTAGAGAGTGGATTAACATGGATGAATCCATGCTAAAGGCCATACTTGAAGTGTATAAAACACAGGCAAGGGAGAAACAGGCGCAAAATGGCAGTAGTCGTAGAAGGGTACGCCGGTCTTAGGAAAGCGCTAAAAAACCTTGCACCAAACCTGGCACGAAATATGGACAAGGAAATACGTGCCAACCTCACGCCTATTGTTAAAGATGCCCGCGCTAAAGTTCCAGGCGCTATATTCGGTGCGCCTAATAACTGGAGCAATTACGAAGGCGTGAACAAAAACCCAAAACAAGGTTACTTCCCGCAATATAACCCTGTCGCGATTCGTAAGGGTTTGACATATTCAATGGCTAGGCAGAAGCGCAGCAAAGCCGGTTATGTTTCCATGATTACTTTGCTGAATAAAAATGCGGCTGGTGCTATCGCAGAAACCGCTGGGCGTACTAATCCACATGGCAGACCTACTTCTCATTTTGTGGAAATTAACAAACGTTTTGGCTCTAAGATGATCAAAATAAGTACCACCAAAGACTCACGCAGCAGCAACCCTAATGCCGGCAAGATGATGATTGACCGTTTAGATATGAGCATGGGTCAATTGAAAAATTACAAGGGTGGCGCAAGCCGTAAGACCGTAGGCCGGTTGCTTTATGCTGCCTATGCTGAGAATCAAGGCAAGGCTTTGGATGCAATCATGAAAGCCATTAAAACTGCCACAGATGAATTTAACCGTCAATCAGTTTTATATGACGTGAGGAAGGCGGCCTAATGAGTAATGTATTTATTCGCCTGATAAGCGAGTTTAAGGATTCTGGATTTAAGAAAGCCAATAAAAGCACTTTGGCTTTATCACGTAATTTTGATAAATTAAAGCGATCTGCCGCTAGAGCGTTTCTAACGATTGCAGGAATAACTGCACTTAAAAGATCCGTAAAAGCCTTTGCGGCTAATGATAAAGCAATCAACAGTTTAAGCAAAGCCTTAACTAACTTAGGCTTTAAGTATGATGCTTTAAGTTCCATTAAATTTATTGAAGATTTAGAAAAAGCAACTGCGGTATCTAAAGAGGAACTATATCCAGCGTACAGAAATTTAGTAAATGCCACCCTAGATATTACTAAGTCACAGGGTTTATTAACTAAAGCATTAGATATAGCGGCGGGTACTGGTGCAAGTGTTGAAACAACAGTTACCGCTTTAAGTCGTGCATATAATGGTAATTTTACCAGTTTAGGCAAATTGCAAAATGGCTACACTTCTGCTGAATTAGAAGCACTAGGTTTTGAGAAAGCAGTAGAACTTTTAAGTAATGAGTTTTCAGGTCAAGCCGCTACGGATGCAGACACTTATGAAGGCAAAATACGTAAATTAAGTTTGGCTTTTGGTGATGCAGGCGAGGCTATTGGAGAAGGCGTTGTTGATGCCCTAGAGGCGTTAGGCGGCGGCAATTATGATCAAGGCTTAAACCTAATTGCAGAAGCCGGTGAAAGAATTGGCAACGCATTTAGATTCATAAGTAAAACAATCGCAACAGCAGATTTCTTATTTAGAAAAGGCGGTTTGTTTAAGAGTGCAAATGAAATTAAAGAATTTCAACTAACACTAAATGGAGTGTTTGGCGCACCTGATCCAGCCAAAGGCCGCGCTTTAGCGCGTGAGCGTTCTAAGTATCTGCGAGCAGAACAAGCACGAACAGAAAAAATACGCAAAGAGCGTGAAAGAATTGCGAAACTTTTGGAGAAGGAAAAGAATAACCAAAAGATAATCGCAGAAGCCCAGAAAGGCTTTGACCTAGAGCGCATACAGATTGAGGCTGCACTCAAAGGCAAGATAAATGACGTAGAGGAATACCGCCTAAAGTTACAACGCGCTATCCTCAATGAGAACGTAGACAATGTAATTAAATACACCGGCTTGCTTAAAGAGGCAGAAGCCCAGGCAGCCGAACTAGCGCAACTACTTGCAGACCTACCAGAGATGGCAGAAAACCCATTTACTGACTGGCCTGCCGTTATCAAGCGTATCCAGTATTTATTAAAGGAACTTGATTGGCAGATACCAATAGACGTACTGTTTGCTGAGAAAGGCCTGAAACTAGATCAAGATAAAATGACTGTCACGAAGTTAGACAGCATGAACGTCAATGCAAACAATGTTTATATCAACGGCGCACTTAATCAACAGTTTGCAGCGCCTAGCCTTCCCTGGGCTGGTATTGACATGAGTACCCCAGCCGGATCTTTGGCGGCAGCCAATATAGCCGTGAGTGATGCGGCAGCAGCCGAAGCGCAAGCCGCCGTTGCTGAGGCTGAGGCTAATGCTTTCCTTGCCGCCTTTGATGCTTCACTAATTGAATTTGATGCAATCATGGCTGAGATTGAAAGCGGCGCTATTTACAACGCGCCTAGCACTACGGTTAATGTGACCGTGGAAGGCAGCGTAATCAGCGAATACGATCTCGCACAAACTATTATTAACGAGCAGTATCAGTACCAGCGCAGCGGTGGCAAACTAACCTTCAATCAGGTGGCGATTTAGTGCCAGCACCAGTAATCAAAGCCTCTATTGACTTTAGCAACGGCGTTGCTTTTGTCGGTGAGCCTTTTATTCTGGACTCAGTAACCAACGGCATACTTGACACAAACCAGTTGGGAACCTCAGCCAACGCCAACGTAGATATATCAGATTTAATCTGGCAAGTAAATATACGTAGAGGCCGCCAACGCCTTCTATCAGAGTTTGAGGCAGGTACAGCCAATATAACTATTATTGACCAAAACGGCGATTTCAACCCTTCCAACCCCAGCAGCCCATACGCGGGGGATCTTGTTCCTTTGCGCAAGATACAAGTTACTGCTGAGTATAACGGCAGCAGTTATGTGTTATTCACAGGTTTCATTACGGCTTACGATACTAACTTCTCAATTGGGTCAGATGAATTTAGCCGCGTTACTTTTAAGTGCGTAGATGCCTTGCGCCTATTTACTACCGCACAAATAACCAGCGTGCCAGGCTCGGGCGTGCAACTATCAGGCGCTAGAGTCAATGCCATATTAGATGAACTGGACTACCCCAGCACGCTGCGTGACGTAGATACTGGCAACTCAACCTTACAGGCAGATCCAGGCACAGCACGTAAAGCCCTGGATGCCCTAGAGTTGGTTAAAAAGTCAGAGTTTGGTGAGTTGTTTTTAGATGCGGAAGGCCGCGTAACTTTCCTAAGCCGTCAGACGGTCACAGAGAGCCTTGCAAGCCCTGTTTATACCTTTGCAGATGATGGATCTGCCATAGCCTTTCAGCAGGCTACCGTGGCTTTAGATGATAGCCTGGTTGTAAATGACGTAACCGTCACACGCGCAGGCGGCTCAGCCCAAAACGTTTATGATCAGGACTCAATAGACAAATACTTTATACACTCAGGAAACCGTGAAGGTATCCTGGTGCAGACGGATTCCGAAGCCCTAGACATGGCGAATATGCTGCTGAGTACCCGCAAGGAAACAGAAACCCGCATAGATGCCATAGTGCTAAACCTAGAAGATGGTGATGCGGTAACTAGGGTGCAGGCTGGTTTAGCCATAGAACTCATGGACTGCGTAGAGATCACAAAGGTTATGCCTGGCACTACGAGTATTACTCAAACCTTGCTAGTGCAGGGATTGAGCCATGACATTACACATAAGAAATTTACTACCACCGTCTATACCGGCGAAAGCCTCATTGACGGCTTCATACTAGATAGCGCATCACAGGGTATAATCGGTACTGATGCTTTGAGTTACTAAGGAGAAACATGGCAAGCGGCTTTCCATTCAGCACAGGTGACGTACTACTAGCCTCAGAAATGAACGGCTTGGTGGCCTTCACCCTAAACGCACAGAGCGGTACAACCTACACGCTTGCTTCAACTGATCAGTATCAGGTTCTAGTAGTAACAAGCAACGCAGCCGCTAAGACTGTAAGCATACCTACGGATGCCACATACGCATTTCCGAACGGCACTTGTATTTCATTCCTTAACACAGGTACAGGCGATTTAACAATAGATGCAGTCACTCCAGGAACAACAACAATTACCAGCATTGGAGCAGCACCAGCCGCACCGCTAGTTGGACAATACAAGAGCGCAGCCGCGATTAAGACCGGCACAGATGCGTGGACTGTGGTAGGCGCAGTTGCTTAATTCAGTTGTAGCATTATTTAATGCCGGTGCTGCACCCGCCGCAGCCGGTGACTATGAAAGCATAGCCACAGTCACAGTTGGTTCGGGTGGAAGCACAAGCATTGAGTTCACCTCTATTCCGGCAGATTTCACCCATCTTCAAGTACGCGGAATCGCTCGTTCAACTAGAACAAATGCTTCTATTGACCAGTTATACACAAGAGTAAATGGCGACACTGGTTCCAATTATTCTTGGCATTGGCTTTATGGCAACGGTTCTTCTGCTGGCGCAGATGTTGGAACTTCTTCAACCATTATGAATTTAGGATGGTTTGCTACTAACTCAACCGATTCAGTCACTAATGCTTTTGGTGGTTTTGTATTAGACATTTTAGATTATGCTAATACAAACAAATACAAAACTTTTAGAATACTTTGCGGTAATGATTTTAATGGTGGCGGTGGCGCTTACAACGGAACTGTCGTTTTTGCTTCAGGTTTATGGCGTAGCACTAGCGCTATAACAAGTATTAAGTTTGACCCTGACGCAGCAGATTTTGCCCAATACTCACACTTCGCCCTATACGGCATTAAGGGGGCATAATGGCTGCGACTTATGAACCGATAGCAAATGTTGATGTCACAAATGTGACAACAACGACTTTTAATTCACTAGGTTCTTACACAGATATCATAGTGGTAGGGGCAGGGCTAACAAGAGGCACCGCGAATTCCATTTTTATTCGTTTCAATTCTGATACAGGTTCTAATTATTCTTATACACAGTTAGTCGGAAATGGCACAGCCGCTTCTTCAAGTCGCCAAAGTAATCAAACTTCTATTTTGGTAGGCGCTGGAACAAGTGGATTATCGGCAACTCCCACAATGTTTATTTGTCAAATACAAAACTTTAGCAACGCTAATACCTATAAAACCATTTTGTCGCGGGATACCGATTCTAATGGTTCTACCGAAGCCTTTGTTGGCTTGTGGAGAAATACTAACGCCATCACTTCTATCACTATATTTACAGGTGGAGATTTTACTGGTGGCACTTTAACCCTCTACGGAATAGCGAGCGCATAATGGCAACCACTTATGAAGCAATAGCCACCGTTGAGGTGGGAAGCGGCGGGGCTGCGGTTGAATTTACTAGTATTCCGCAGACTTATACGGATTTATGTCTAATGCTTAGTGCTAGAGCCAGCATTACAACTGGAAACATAAAATTTGCTCCAAACGGTTCTGCCGCAAATCGTTCTGCTAGATATTTGTTAGGATTAGGTAATTCAACAGAAAGTGGAGCAAGTTCTAGTCAGCCATTTATTTATTCGTACGCAGTACCTAGTTCTTATACAGGTAGCACTTTTGGCAATATTAGTTATTACATACCAAATTATACAGATTCTAGCGAGAAAACAGTATCGGTTGATGGTGTTACAGAAAATAATGGGACAACGGCTTTTGCTTTTTTTTCCACTTCGTTACTTGGCACAAGTGCTATAACTAGTATTGAGTTAACCATTTATTTTGGTGGAAACTTTCAGCAATACTCAACCGCCACACTTTACGGAATCTCATCCAGTTAGGAAAGGAAACAATGCCAACAAAACTAATAGTGGATTGCTCCACCGGAGTCACCACAGAGGTAGAACTAACAGCCGAAGAAATCGCACAGCGCGAGGCAGATGCGGCAGCGTTCGCTGAGGCTAAGGCTATTGAGGAAGCCGAAGCAGAGGCGAAGGCTGAGGCTAGGGCTGCTATCTTGGAGCGCTTAGGCTTAACCGAAGATGAAGCAAAGGTGCTGCTTGGCTAAGTTGTGTAAAGCGGGGCAGCAACTCAGAGAGCAGATAGATGATGCGTTCCCCGATAGAAATAGAAATGCGCCTGAGGGGTGGATTGCAGACTCACGCCATGCTGCTCGCCGTAGTGACCATAACCCTGATCCTAAGTCGCAAATTGTACGCGCCATTGACGTTAATGCCGATTTACAATCCAACCCAGCCGAAATACATGACCTTGCTGATCAACTACGACTACTTGCCAGATCTGATAAACGAATATCTTATATAATCTTTGACGGTAAAATTGCTAGTTGGCGAAAGAATTACAAGTGGAGAAAATACACCGGAAGTAACAACCCACACCGAACACATATGCACATAAGTTTTACTGCTCAGGGCGATTATGACGGCAGTATGTTTCGTATTCCCCTACTGACAGGAGAACCCATAAATGGAACAAGCAAAAAGACTCGCAGCAAGTTGGGCAAGATCCTTTCTGGCAGCGTGCCTAGCAACTTACCTATCG